GAGAGCTTAGAGAAATCTGGACTTATTGCGGTTTGCCAGAGGCAGATGACATTTTTAAGTAAGTGTCCACCCAGGTGGGCATCCTTAAGAGATGACAGCTGTGAAACAGATGGCGACAATATGGCTATTGTTGCGGAGCTTTTAGGTTACAACTTATTTGAGTGGCAACGCTATGTGTGTGATGTAGGTTTAGAGAAAGACAAGTTAGGTCAATACAAGTATCGCACTGTTGCCGCACAAGTTAGCCGGCAGTCTGGTAAATCTAAGTTAATTGAAACGCGCATTGCTTATGAGTTATTGCAACCTAAAAGACATGTTGCCTATACAGCTCAAGACCGAAACATGGCTAAAGTCAAATGGGAAGAACATCTATTAAGCTTTATGATGTCGCCAAAGTTTTCAAAGCGTATAGCAAGAGTAAGCAAAACAAATGGCAATGAAAAGATTTACATGCGCAATGGATCTACCTATGGCATTGTTACACCTAATGACAAGGGCGCACGCGGCCTGAGTCTTAATCTAATGGTGATTGATGAGGCACTTACACATCAACTGTCTTTAATTGCAAACTTGCAACCTACCTTGGCAACAAAACGCAATGGTCAGCTTTGGATTATGTCTAATGCCGGTATTCCAGGCCAATCAGAGTTATTAGAGCATTACAGAGAATTGGGTCACCGAGAGATAGCAGAACCTACAAATAAACTAGCTTGGTTTGAGTGGTCACCCCTGTCAGATGATTTTGACTATATGGATCAAGATGTGTGGTATCAAGCAATTCCATCTTTGCATGAAGAAAAGGGTGTGTTACTGGAAGCTGTCAAAGAGGCATCACAAACAAACAGTCCAGAGATCTTTACAAAAGAGTGGCTTAATGTTTGGCCGGCTAAAGATGCAGTGCAGGTTATAGCTACAGAGCTTTGGGATAGTCTAGCTAGGACTGACATTATTCTTGGCAACAATGTGGTGTTTGGTGTTGATATAAGTAGGGAGCGCGATAGAGCCACTATTGCAGTATCAGGTCAAGTCTTAGGCTATACATCTGTTGAGCTAATAGAGTCTAAAGAGGGCACATCATGGGTATTGCCAAAGCTTGTAGAGCTGTGTAAAAAATACAAGACCAAAGTAGTTATAGACACAGGCTCACCGGCAGCTTCTCTAATAGCAGAGCTGCAAAAACAGGACATAGGTGTAATGGCCATACATCTGCGTGATTATGCAAGAGCCTGTGGATCTTTCTATGATGCAGTGCAAGCTAGGACAATTTGTCATATAGATGACCCAAACCTCAGAGCTGCAATCATGGGATCAACAAAAAGACCATTAGGTGACTCATGGGCTTGGAATAGACAAAGTACAACAAACATCACGCCACTTGTAGCGGTAACACTGGCACGCTATGGAGTAGTGACCAAAATAGAAGAAAGACCAGTGGTGAGGAGTAAGATGTACTAATGAAATACTTATCAACCATATTACAAGTTTCAGGATCTTTACTGTTAGTCTTAGGTGTCGCATCTATTAACCTGATCAGTGCAGTATTATTAGGCGGCGTATTTCTTATTCTATTCGGCATTGCTTTAGAGGTCAGAGGTAAATAATGCTCGGCAAGCTACTCAAGAGGCAGATACAACCCGGCCTAGTTTATACATCATCCGGTTATGTGGACTCACTTGGTAGAGTCGGCAGATTTTTTGAAGGCAATTATGCAGGTACTTATGTAGATGGCCGCACTGCATTAGGCATACCTGCAATCTATCGCGGCATTTCACTTATTGCAGATGCTATTGGTGCATTAGAACTTTGTGCATATCGCAATGGTAGAGAAGTTATGCCAAAACCAAATATTTTAGCGCGGCCTAATCCAACAGAAACACGCATGGAAACTATTGCGGCAATGGCCGCCGGTCTTTTGATGGATGGTAATTACATTGCAGTGTTAGGTGAGCCGGGAGCTAATGGCTTCCCTGACAGTCTTTACCCTGTTGCACCTGATCGGGTACAAGTTACAAGAGATAAAGGCAGACTCTTATACCGCATTGATGATAAAACTTATGACAGATCAGAAATATTCCATATTAAAAACTTTACTATGCCCGGTGACATTGTAGGTAGAGGAATTTTAGCTGTAGCAAAACAATCACTAGGAAAAGAAATTGCTATCAATGAATATGCTGCAAGATACTTTGATGGCGGAGTAAATCCAACAGCTGTAATTAAATCAGCTAATCCAGATCTTACAAGTGAGGAAGCGGATGCTCTAAAGTCTGCATGGATGTCAATGTACTCATCACGCAATAGATCACCTGTAGTTATGAACTCATCTACAGACTTTGAAGTGTTAAGTAGTAACGCAGCTGAGAGCCAATTGGTAGAGGCGCAAACAGCCGGATTAACAGAGGCCGCTAACATCCTTGGCCTACCGGCTTACTATTTAGGCGCACCAAACAGTAGCCGTACTTATAGCAATGTTGAGCAAGAAAACTTACAGCTCATTAAATTCTCAATACAACCGATAGCCGAAAGAATTGAAGCTGCCTTCTCAGATCTATTAGTGCGTGGGCAAACTGCTAAATTTAAGTATGACTCTATGTTAAAGACAGATACAGCTAGTAGATATGCAGCTTACGCAACCGCATTGTCAAGCGGATTTTTAACTGTTGATGAAGTCAGAGATCGGGAAAATCTTGAATCAATGGATTATGAGGTTGGGGAAAATGAAGATGAAACAGACACAACCGCACAGATACAAGAGGTAACTGACAATGAGTAATGACATAGAAAACAGGCGTTACAGTGTTGAGTTTGAGCTGCGGCTTGCAGATGGTGATGGGCGCACTATTTACGGCATGGCAGTGCCATATAACAAAGAGCAACGCATAAATGCCACTGTCACTGAGATATTTAGAAAAGGTGTTTTTGCAGATGTTATCCGCGCCCCTCACAGAGTAAAACTTTTGCGCGGTCATGGTGAAAACAATGTGTTAGGGAGAGCTACACTCTTAAAAGAAACAGATGAGGGTTTATATGCAGAGTTTAGAATTTCTAAAACAAGAGAAGGTGATGAAGCTTTAGAGCTAGTAAGAGATGGCGCACTAGATCAATTGTCTATTGGGTTCATGCCAATTAAAAACCGCAAAAGACCAGATGGTGTCATGGAGCGTATAAAAGCTCATTTAGCAGAGGTATCACTTGTAACCTTTGGAGCTTATGGCGATATGGCCGCAGTTGCCGGAGTACGACAAGGTGCACCTCAAATAACACCTAGACTAGATGAAGCTAGGAAGATATTAGATGCCATACAGCGTAGTAAATAATCATCCAGACTGTGAAGGTTTTGCAGTAGTCAAAGATGACAACAATGAGCTTGTAGGCTGCCACAAAACTCAAGCTCAAGCTGAGGATCAATTAACAGCTATAAACATCTCCGAGTTTGGCACAAGAGAGTTACCGCAAAACTACAGACCGGCATCTAGTCAAGATGTGCCAGATGGTCGCAATTGCGCTAATTGTATATTTTATGAATCACCTTATTGTGAATTATGGGATGCTAATGTCAAAGCTGAATATTATTGCAATCGCTGGGCTGTTATGCCAGAAACCTATGATATATCTGGATTTGATCAATCAAGAGCTGTTAGCTATACACCTACAGCTGCAATGAGGTCAGAGGCACAAAGAGGACTTGATTGGCGTAGAGAGTTTGGCAGAGGCGGTACTGAGATAGGTATTGCCAGAGGCAGAGATATTGCAGGTGGCAAAGACTTGCCTTTAGAAACAGTTAATCGCATGGTATCTTTTTTTGCAAGACATGAAGTAGATAAACAAGCTGAGGGCTTTAGTCCCGGAGAAGATGGCTACCCATCAAACGGCAGAATTGCTTGGGCATTATGGGGCGGTGATGCCGGTAAGTCTTGGGCAGAAAACATAGCAAACCAAGATAGAGATTATCATGAAGATGAAGAGAAGAAACCAAGATACAACACAGCTCTACAAATATTACAAAACTTAAAAAAACAGATATAATATAAAGAGTAGAACACCTGACCCTGTATTGCAGCGAGTCACACCTTCTCACAAACCAAACTAATTTATAGGAGAAAAATGTCAAATACAT